TTTTTTTTTTTTTTTTTTTTTTTTTTTCTTTCAGGATAGCCATGCGTGATTATATATGCGCACGTGAAGGCACGCGCTGTGTAGTGTGTTTATTAAAAGTGAAGATGCATTATTTGATAGGCAGTACGAGCTCGGCGATTGATCCTGAAGACTTGTCGACCTACGTGCTCTATCTCACCAGTTTGACCAGCTGCATAAACCTGCTTCCAGGTGGGGAACTCTATCAGATCACCTAAATTCTCGTGCCCCACCCTGGCGGCTAAGCCTTGATCCAAAACAGACTCAGGTTCAGTCATGAGCTGGTTAAGTAGGGTAGGGATAACATTAGCCTCCTTAGACGTGCAAATATCCATCAAGGAATCGTGTATCTCCCTCAAGACCTCGTAAGCATGATAGTTCGCACCAAGGGTATCAAACGCCAGCGCGCGAAGGCGAATGATATGGATAGGGACACTCTGAGCGTTCTTAGACGGACAAGCAGCTTTGACATAGTAATCCCAAGCAGGGCGCCAGGCGATGACACGACCACCGTCAAGTTTGAATTTTCTCTTAAGGAACTCCGACCCCTCATAAGTGACTGTCTCACAGGGGCCATACTGCGAGAAAAACGGGGGTATAGACATGTCAGGTCGGACGTCGTCAGGAAGGTTGACGCGTACTGCCGCCTTCTTGAGTACAAGCTGAAGCTGGGAAAATAGAAAATCGGCCAGATGGGAGGGGAAGAGGGGGGCATGAGGAAGGGGCCTTGGACCCAAGAGGCTGACACCCCGCTCGCCACACATGTACCGGATTATTTTCTCATGTCGGTGAACCTGCGCGTCGTCACCATAAATAGCGTCACGCTTGATTGCATCCAGGTAGGGAATAAGATATGGCGCCTCTCGTTGAAGTTCCAAGCGAAGGTAAATATCATAGGCCTCAAGGGCTATCTCGGCGTAGATGGAGTCTCCGTAGCTAGTGATAAGATCTCCAGAAAACATGAGTCCCACGATCATCCTCCACTCGTCACCAAACCACTTGACACGCTTACAGACAGAATGCTCGGCCATATAGCGGAGAATCGCCATGCTTGCCTTCGAATAGGGAGCGAGCCTATCCATGTAGAACCCAGGGGACAAACATACCAACATGAGAAGACCAGCTAGGATCGAGTGGTCAAATTTTGAATAATCGAGGGAGATGACACCGACATCAGGAACCTTACCAACGGCCATCTTGGTTGCGAATGCATTTGCGCCACCCTTCTGCCAGACAGTTTCTATGCAGTTGGACCCGATGTTATAATTCCTCTTCATGAACGAGCTGGAGACAATACGGTCCATGAATGTCTTGAGCTGGGAAACTATGAAGATGATTCGAGTCTTGGTGGGGTCATCCCCTGGCGCCCGGGTCTCGGCCTTTACGCTCATAAGGAAGGAAATGTCGACGTCATCAAACCAGCTACGGTCGTAATCAACGCCAGACTGTATGCCACGGAGTACCTTCTCAACCAGAATGATGCCCCGAACTCTGGTGGCCTCCTCGCCTGTACTCTTGGGGACCCTGGACGTTATGTTGACTTTGAGAGACCCTATGGTAGAATGGTGGACGTGAGCGTTGCCGGTATAACCGGCAGATGTGGACCCACCACACTTAACCTCATCCATGCACTTAGTAGTCAAAGGGTAGGGGGAATTCTTTATGTGGCCCTTGTGCTTGAGAAGAACACGCAGGAAGGCGGTGGGGAGAAGGGGACGAACTCCCTCCCCTGGCAGCAAGTTGACACGCTGCATATTAGCAAGCGCCTCCACAAACCCCCGGCGGGTACCACCAGAAACAAAAGAATTGGAGGCCACATAAATGGGGTCCTGGCGAGGATTGGCAGAGAAATACGCTCGCATGGCGAGATAGGCCAAACTCTTAACACCCCCGGTGCGCTGTTCAAAACAAGTCGCATAATCCGAGAGCTTGCCGGAGTTACCCATAGCTTCTATACGATCGCGGATACACCTGGTATAACCGCGGAGGCCCATGGCGAGGGGAGAGCTTGAGGCGCGCAGGAGACCAAGAAAATAGGCGCGGCAACAAGGAGGAGAGAGAGGGAGAGACGGATTGGTGATCGGCCGCCAGTTAAAGGAGGGCATCACTATGAGGTTGAGTATGTTAGCAGCGTTGAAGGTGGAAACGTGTTGGTGCATCAGATCCTCATCATAATCACCGACGTGATCCTTAGGAATGACCCTAACTTGACGTTCAACTTTCTCTATGGAATAGGCGGAGGCAAGGTAAAACAAGGCCTCAAGGATAATAACGTCCTTAGGAACGCCTACCACATGAGCTTTGGACCAAACCTCTCGATCACCGAGAGTGACGACAAATCGGGGGCTGTCGCCCTCAGTTGTGTGAAACATGAATGCCTGCAGAAATAATAGAAACCTGACGGAAGACCTTCGGGATAGATACCTAGCCCAACGGCGGATAGGTGCCAACGTGAATGCGAATGGAGGGAGAATCTGAGCTTCTCCGTCTGAGTGCGAGGTGAGATCCCAACGCACTGTAGAATATAGAAG